TCGGTCTTAGAAAGGTCTTGGTCAGCCTTTTTTCGGCTTCTTTTTTCTCTTTTTGCCATTTTTTAAAGTCCCTTTGAAAATATCTTTGTTCGGACTAGTATCAAACCATGTTCCAATGATGCTCATTTCTTCTTTTTCTTCCTTAATTTTCGCAAAGTAATGGCCAATCTAGCCCGCTGACCAAGTTTTCCCTTGGCCTTAGCTGCCTTTTTTAACTTGGAAGCAGGTATTTTCTGGCCTTTCTTAACGCCCATCTGGCGTCTTAAAGCTCCCGGCTCTTTGATGGCCGACTGAATCCAGCGTTTTTTCGATTTCTTAGCCATTATCTTCTCCTTTTTTCCTGTTCATGAATAGCAAGCGAGGCAGGATTCGAACCCGCAACCTTCGGTTTTGGAGACCGATGCTCTGCCAAATTGAGCTACTCGCCCATTATCGCTTTCTTTTCCTTGTTTTTCTTGTCTTTTTCTTTTTAGGCTTAACTCTTTCGGGTAATTTTTTGCCTTTAGTAGCTCTTTCCCACTCTAAAAGAGTGGCCTTAGAAATTTTCCCTTGCTTATAAAGCTGATAAAACTTTCTTCGTTGGGCTTTCGATTTAAAGGGCAAGTTAATCCTCCCCTTTTAGGCTTTCTTCCCTCTCAAGCTCATTTTTTTCAGCCTTAGCTCCCCTCCGTCTTATGACGGCACTTTCCCTATATTCTTTCTCTCGTTGCTCTCTAAGCCATTCAATTACACTGCTTTTCTTTTTTTTCTTAGAATGTCGCCTCATTATTGTTTTCTTATCAATCTAAAAGCCCTAAAAATTCTAGGTCTTCCTCGTTTATTATGCCTTCCCATAAACGGTGAACACTTACATCGCCGTCACTAATAAATGGCATCAGCCCCCTTCTCTGATAAACCAATAGGGATTTCCGCATAATTTCATTCTCATAAACATCCCTGATGTCCTTATCGCTACTCAAGACAGACTCCCATTGGGTTTCTATTATCATTATACCATACGCCTAGATTGAATCGGCGGCGGTAAAAATGGGTAGAAGGGCGAAAGTTATTGAAAAATCAAGCAATTAGGACTATTGCTAGCCCTAAAATTTTGTCAAGTCAAATAAGTAAAAAAGAAGCGTTTTTATACAATTTCGTTCTTTATCCATCTTTCAACATTTGCTGAAACCTATACAATGATTATTTTTCTCTCTTGTCTCATAGTTCGTAATTTCTCAACTAATCCCTGATAAATATCCCTAATATGCCTCTTGGTTTGCGGGGCGGAAATAACGCCCCTAATCAAAAGCAGAGCATCCTGTAAAAACTCTAATTCGGCATCGTTTAATTCAAGGCTATACTGATTGTCTTCTTTGGCCACTTTTTCCTGTTTTTCTTCTTTTTGTTTTTCCATTTTTATCCTTTTCAAATATTAATCTTAATTCTTCATTAATTATCTCATCTTTTGTTTTCTCTACAATTACATTTGGTTTGATGTCCAAATAATCAAAAAGAGCCACCAAGACTTCTTCTATTGGATAGTGTTCAAGGCGTTTATATTTCTTGCTAACTTCTTCGCCATACTTCGCAAATCTAAAATTTCTACTAAAAACCACCCTATCTGCTGTGATTAATAACTTATCAAATGCTGAGTTGATTTCTTCCAGCTCCTTCTCAATTTCTACTATTTTGTGATTTATAAATCTAATCTCACTAAAAGCCGAATCGAACATTTTAACCAACTCGAAAAAAACCTTAAACCATCTTTTAATTTTCCATATCAATTTTTTCATTTTTCCCTCTCTTTCGCAATAGCTTTTTTAATTTTCTCTTCTATTCTTAAACCTATCATGCTAACTTCACCAAACTTTTCTCTCAATTCTTCAGCTAGTCCTGCAACTACATTAGTCTCCAAATCTAATAATTCACTCAACTTCCACGCCACTGAAATATGGCCGCCGATTTCCTCATTAACCGCACTTAACCTGATTAATTGCTCAATCTTTTTAGTGTCCACTATTATCTCCTGTCCTTAATATACATCTTGAAATCACCGTTGTCAAGTATTTTTTATAAAAATCTTAAATTAGTCCCAAATTTTAGGACTCCGCCCAGACTTATATTCACTATAACCCTTAATACTCAACTAGGGAAATATATATCTAACATAAACGCCCCTTATAACACTCCTTCATACATAAACGCCTATTACTTATATTAAGACATATATACATACATAAGTGATACATACTTACATATAAGAGAGAGATATATATATCTCTCTTTCTCTCTTATACTCTCTTTATTAATATATACTATTATAGAATGTCCACAAATGTCCACACATATTCCCTGTTTGTCCACAAAATGTCTACAACTGTCCACAAGTGTCCACAAATACCTTGATACCCTAGTTGTCTAACCGTTAGACATTTCCCATAAAAAATGCCCACTGATTAGTTTTTAATTAGCCTTAATTCTACTTCACCAACATAAGGAAATTTTGCCCATTGATTAGAATCATCAAGAAGTGTAGTTATACTTTCTGTAGTGACTTTATAGGCACGAAAATCTTTTAAGTCTATTAAGTAAATCTCGTCTTCTATTACATAAAAGACAAATCCATCTTTCCTAAAGAATTCCTTAACAAGTTCGTCTCGATTGTATCTGTGAAACATCAATTTTTTTTCTTCATTTTTTGTGAGCTTTACCTTTAAGTTTACTCGAAAATTCGGCTTTTCTATTTCCATTTTAAACCTTCCATCTATAATTTAACGCCCACTGATTAATTTGTCAATATCCTGAGACCACAATCTGTGACCTCAAAAAAACGCCCGTTCATTTAATACGAACATTCCGTTCACCTATAATGAACACCCACATAAAGGACTTATAAAGGACTCATAAACGGCTCATTAGACTACAAACCATTCCATTTTTCCACAATATGGAAATTTTGCCAGCTGGCCTTGATATAGTTTGTTTAACGCCTTTTCATCTAAATCATACACTTCCCAAAAAGGCAAATCAATTAACTTTAATTCCATGTTTATAGGCCACATGAATATCCAATTCCTTATCAAAATTTCACCCAATACTTCCATGTAGTCTTTGTCCTTCCTAACAGTTAGTAACTCATCTTTTTCTTCTTTGCTTAATTTAATAGCCAAATAGTGTTTAGTCTTCTTTTTCTCCATTCTTACCCCCTTGTAATATAATACCTACCACCCACTTTGTCAATATGCCTCTAAAAATATTATCTATTTGAGAGGAAGGATTTATATCTCGTCCCTTTTCCTTATGCTTTGAAAAACATTATCTATTTGAGAGAAGAGATTATCGGGGCGTCCGCCGCCCTAGGGGGGGTCACGGGTGGCTTTTTCTGGTTAGGGATATGGGATTATGTGGTGAGAGGTGAGAGGAAAAAGAGATTGTGGCTTCTCTCTCCTCTGCTCTCTTATATAATATAATGGCCTAGTCAAGATAGAAATAAGCATAAAAAAAAGCCGGGGATTTCTCCCCGGCTTATTGGGGGGGAAATTAATTACCTAGTCGTCCCAGCCATCTTCGTATGCCAGGACTTTGCCGCAGATGGGACAGATAATTCCCATCACATCAAAATCCCAAGGATTCTCTTTGGGCGATAAAGGGTCAACTCTAGGAACCACTCCACAGCAAAGAGGGACATTCTTCTCCATCTGCGACGAAAAACATCCCGACATATACCCTCCGTTCCTTTCGTGAAAAATAATGTCTTTTACTTTCATTTTTCCTCCTTTAAATTTGTTTCCATAAAAACTGTTTTATTTTTCCAGCTAAATTCAGAATTTCCGCTCTCCATAAAAGGAGATCATCATCAAAATCTTTTCCTTTGCAATTGCCTAATTCCTCGAAGATCTCAAATAATTGTTTTGAGATCTTTTCTAATTTTTCCTTTTCTTTTTTTCTCATTTTTCCTCCTTTTAATGATTTTTTTTATACTTTCATTATAACATACTTTCCCGGATAAATCAATGGCCGTTTTTCCTTAAAATAGCTAGAAATATGGTTGTTTCCATGGTAAAATATAAGAGAAGATTCTTTCCGGTATGAGGAAAACTTGGCAAATAGGCGAGAAGGCGAGCAAGATACCTATTGCAATTTGTTTTAGTTTGTGCTATAATGGAGATATGAAAAAAATCAATTTTGGAGGTTTTAAGAATGAGGGTAAAAAAAGATTAAAGATGAATTCAAAGAAGGATTAATAGTGAAACTAAATAAGAAAGAGCAAGAGGAAATTCACAATAATTTAGAATGGATTTTAGCTCTTGAAGATATTTTAATGGAAAAAGACTTTTACCTAGAAACTTTTGGGACTGAATGGTTTTACTTGGTTGATTATAGCTGGAGAAAGGTTTATTATGCCACTGATTATCATTTTGACAAGTTAATTGAATTAATAGAAAATGGAGAGGCATTCTTTCCTTATGCTGGTGAATTAGATAATTATAAAATAGAAGATGATTAATATTTTGTCAGTCATCGGGTTTATTATCTATTTGGCCGTTTTGGCTATTCGAGTCGGGACGGCCAAAAATTATTATGGGAGGTTAAGATGAAAAAAATAAGAAATTTTGAGGAGATTTTAGTTGACTTAAGACGGGCTCAAAGACAATATGGATATGCCCGTCTTGAGTTAGACTGTTCTCAGGATGGGCCCGTTCAATATGAGCGGGCCCGATTACGGGTACCTGTATCTACTTGTCCCCCCATTGATAAATGGGAGTGGGTAACACTTAGGGTTTATCTCCCACCTTATTTATTAGTAGGAGATATGCCAAAATATCGAGAACAAAACCCCGATGTTTGGCTTGTTGGAGAAAGAGTCTAAATCTAAAATCGAAATACTCGGTCATAGACGGCCGGGTATCTTCCCGGAGTTGGCCGGCCGGGAACTGATGAGATGGGCCAAATAAATTAAAGGAGATCAAAATGGCTAATTTACAAGATTTAAGAAAGAAAGAAGACGAAATTTTTGTTTCGGCGTGGAAATCTGGAGACTATGTTCCATCAGAGGCGCATGATGAATTAAATCATATTCAACGAGAAAAGATTAAAGTTTTAAAAGAAAAATGGGATAAAATTTGGGGATTGAAACTTAATCAATATCAGTGGATAGATATTACAAATAGAAAGCTAATTTATAATTTTGAATTTGATGCAGTTGTTCCTCAAGTATCGCAGGAATTGAAGGATTTAATAAAAGAAAGAGAGATAATGAGCAAGAATGACTATTCTGCTTCAAAAGATGCTAGAGTTGTAGAAAAGATTTATAATGAAATTGAAAAATTGGGTGGAGAAATTTTATATTGGGTTTAGGACTTGACAAAATAAGTCTTCGAGCTTATATTTAAAAGCGAGGCGAGCAAATGGATGTAATAACAATAATCTTTTGGGGCGGCATTATTGCTGGGGCTATCAGCCTTCTTGGGGCGGCAATAAATAAAATTAAAGGAGTAATAAAATGATAAGGCATCCAAAAAATCTTGAGCGTTTGGATTTAGCTTATTACTATATTATGCAGGCTTGGGCTGAATTTGCTTTTGTTTGGAGAAATGAAGAAAGTAAAGAAGATATTAAAGAATTGAAAAAATGGGAAAAAACTCTTGATGAGTTAGCCACAAAAATAAGAGAATATCAAAAAGGAGAATAAAAATGATAAAGGATGCTTTTTCTGAGCCTTACTATTGTCCTAAGTGTGGAGTCTTTAGAAAAATGGAGTATTATCAGACAGGTAAGGTTATCTGCCCGTTTTGTGGGAATGTTTACGATATTAATCGGGATTTACTGAAGCGATGGTGGGCAGATGAAATCTATTATCGAATTTTCGGTGAACCTTTGGGAATCAATTAAAAATTTCGAGGATGTTTTTGGAGTAAAGACAATGAAGATTGAAGGAAAAATCGAGAAAATTAATTGGAATCCCCTAAAAAATCGCTGGGCTTGTCAGGTCGGCGATGGGGATGATTATGTGTGGGTATCAATTTTTATGAATGATAAAGTCCCCACTGACTTGAAAGAAAGGATACAAAGCTTAAAAGTTGGTGATGAGGTAGAGATTGACGCTTACAAGAGTCAAAACGGGCGATGGCTGAACATCAAAGATATTATTCCATGCAGACAAATTGACGAGGAAATAGAGGAAGAGTTGGAGGGAGAAGTCCCATTTGAAGAGGCAAGCAGGGATATAGATGAGCAAGGCGAGCAGTTAGAGCTGAGGGATATTCTCATTAGTCGGCAAGTTGCTCTTAAGGCGGCGGTAGAAATAGGGGTTGCGTATATCCAAGCTGGGCACAAAGTCGGTGGGGACTATATTTCTAAATTGGCCATGGAATTTGAGAAGTATATTTTAGAAAGATGATTATCAAAGAATCACCAAAGCTGGCTGAGATATATACTCAGCGAATTATTGACCTAGTCGAGGGCAGGCGAGAAATGCGAGCCGTTCAGTATGACCCTGAAGGGCGAAAAGAACATATCCACGCCAGCGATTTAGACGGTTTGTGCCCATTGCCATCTTATTATAGCAGGGTCCTCTCTAATCCGCCACCACTTGACCCGCAGGCGGCAATGAAGTTTTTAAGAGGTAGAGTCATAGAGAGGGCTATTGCCCAGGAATGCCCACCAATTGAAAGGGATGGGATATGGTGCACTGTGGATGACATTTATCCCGAATGGATAGGACTAATAGAAATTAAATCAACTGCTCAATCTTGTGAAAACTTTGATTTTGTTCGAGATTGCCCGCAATGGATTACTCGGATGAAAACTTATTGTTATGCCTATGGGGAAAAAAAGATTGGATTGGTGGTGTTTTTTCTTGTAGGAAATATGCCAAGTTATAGTTTGTGGAATTTGAAAGACAAGAGTCTGCGGCGGGAAAAATACACAAGTGTTAATTTAAGGGCATGGGAAGTGAGGTTTAAACCACATGAGCTTAAAGAGAATTGGATTGAAATGTTGGCGAGAAAAGAAAAGTTGGAAGAAGCAATTAAGAAGGAAAAACCGTTTCCACCTGAGTATGTAAGACGGTTTTTGCCTGTTAATAAAGAGAAGTCGGGCGAGAAAGCATATTGGCAATGTCGAGGATGCCGATTTAAAGAGGTTTGTTATTTTTATGATGAGTATATAAGAGAGGGTTAAAAATGAAAAATTCACCATATTTATCAGTTGAAAAAGAAAAATCAGCTTTATGGTTAGTAAGAGGACAAATATTTAAATGGTTGGATTTTTTAAGTTCTTATAAATTAAAAATATTCCATCATTTACAAGAAGAATTAGCATATCATTTTGAAGAATGCTTAAATATTTTGGATTCAGTGTTGAAAGATGAAGAAAGAGGTTGATTTAATAAAACTATTTGGTCAATTTTGTGATGAATGGAAAAAAGAGTTTAATTGTGGTGATGATTGTGAGATATGTTGCCCATTATTTGCTTTTATTCAGGGCGTTTATAAACAAATCTATAAGGAGGTTAATATGAAGGATTCAGTAAGACAATATATGACTAAAAGTATTCCAATGGAAAAGAAAAAAACCAAAAAACCATCGTTCAAGAGGCATTGGCTAAACAGTTAAGAGTGAATCTTGCGGATATACAAGAACGATGGGAAAGCCTAAAAGAAAAATTAAAGGAGCAAGGATAATGGGTAAAAAAACATTAAGGGCTTTAAAGGAATCAATTAAAAAATGGGAAAAGATACTTAATGAAGAAGGAAAAGATAAGGGAAGCGACAATTGTGCCCTGTGTAAATTATTTATAAAAAAGAAGTGCATTGGTTGTCCTGTTTATACAAAAACAGAAATACGGAATTGCGGAGGAACGCCATATGAAGATTGGTTGCATCACCAAGCAAATAACCACCTTTATGATTTTTTAGAATTTTATATTATTAAATGTCCCGAGTGTAAAAGGATTGCTAAAAGAGAGTTAGAATTTTTAAAGAGTCTTTTGCCTAAAGAAAAGGGAGAATAAAAAATGATTATTGCTTTAGTTGTGGGATTCTTATCAGTGGCGATGAGTGTTGTTTTTTTAATTCTGTATGTCGGCAAAGACAATAATATTCAATCAAAGCTGGGGAGCGTAGCGGTTTATTATCTCTTGTTAGGGGCAACACTGATAATCATGGGCGTGCTTAAAAAAATATTAACAATTTTAGGAAGCTAAAATGGTAGGATTATTTTTATTCTTGGCTTTAGTGGGGCTTTGTTTCGGCTGGTGGTTTATGGTAGTGTCGGAAAGGTGTGTTAAAGAGTATCGTCGGCGACAATATCAGTTTTATGCTGTCGGGTGCTGGTTTTTGGGATTAATTTTGGCGTTAATAGCGGCCATTTATTTTATGGTGAATGGGTTATTTTAGGAGGGTAAATGATTGACAAGTTTGATTGTAAGTATTTCCGCTATGATGAAGAAAAGGGGATGTATTGTAGTAAAGGTTATGCGAATTGTCTAACTAGTTGTTATGAAAGCAGTTTAGATTTATCAGATGAAGATAAGGCGGCAAAAACGGCTTATTACATATTTTCTGGTGTTATAATTTTGCGGCAGAAATTAGAGGAAAATATCTTGTTGCTGGGGTTTTATCTCAAGACAATTAGGGATAAAAAGTTGTATCGTTATCTTGATTGTTCGAGTTTTTCAGAGTTTCTAGGACAGCCAGAAATATCAATCAGGCGGTCAACTGCTTATTCTTTTATCAGGATTTATGAGCTTTATTCTCAGCGATTAAACATTAATCCTGAAACAATCAAGCAGATTGGGCATGGAAAGTTGCAGATTATCGAGCCTGTTGTTGAACGCAATCCTGATTATTGGATTAATAAGGCTCTTGTATTATCAAGGGCAGACTTAAGGCGAGAAGTGAACGAGGAACTGGGCAAACCCGAGCCTGAAATTAAGAGGGCTGAGCCAGAAGTAGATATGGATATACCCAATAACTATCTGGATTATGTAAAAAATCATGGGTGCATATTTCATCCTGAGAGACGAGTTGATAGGGCTCATTTTCCCAAGACTAGGGCGGCTGGAGCACCTAATGATTGGGTAATTCCTCTGTGTCGAGAGTGTCATCAGCACTATCATGATTTAGGAGTGATAAGTTTCTTTGAAGCTTATCGGAATCAAGTGATGGGGTATTTTTACGAGACAATAAATCTTCTTTTTGAGAAATTAAGGGAGAAAAACAAATGAAAGATTTAAGATTAAGAACAACAATCTTAAAGGAACTTGAAAAAGATTTGGATAAGTTTTTTTACTTATTAGAATTTTCTCAAAAATGTAAATGTAAAAATTGCAAATGGTATGATTGGGAAATGGGAAGTTGTGCAAATAAGGAAGCATGGAAACGAGTGAATTTACCGCTAAATCCTACTCCTTTTCATGTAGCTTCTGATTTTGGTTGTATTTATTTCGAGGAGAAAAACAAATGAAAGTTGAATTCTATAATCATTGGAAACAATTAAGTAAAGGGCTATGGTATATTATTTTCCTTGAAATTAATGGTGGCGGAGATGGCATAAGAAAGAGCATAGCATTGACAATTTTGAATTTTGAGATTATTATACTATTGAAGAAAAGATGAGCGATGAAACAAAAGAAGTCTTGGACAAGTTTTCTCTTTATGTTTTTCTTGAGGACATCAAGAAGTCTTTGGATGCTGAGAATATGGAAGAAGCTAAAGAGAAGCTGGCTCAGGTTCAACTCAAGATGGCATCTGATAGAGTGCTAGCAAATGAAGTTAAAGAATGGGTGGAAAGACAAGTTGGGGTTTTTACTAATAAGGACATTTATCAAGAGCTGGACATTCGGAAAAGGAAGGACAAGAAGAATGTTTCTACTATCCTTGCCCGCATGGAAAAAGAAGGTCTTATTGAAAGGTCAAGAAAAAGGTCGGGAGTCTGGAGAAGGATTGATGATGAAGCCGAGCCAATGGATTTTGTTAATGCTCCTGTTGAGGAAGTGCCTGTTAAGTGGCCGTTTGGGATTGAGGAAATGGTCAGAATATTCCCACGCAATATTATCGTGGTTGCTGGGCATTCTAATGCGGGCAAGACTTGTTTCTTGTTTAATTTTATCAGGATGAACATGGAGATGGAAGACTACGATATTTATTATTTCAATTCTGAAATGGGGGAAATTGAGTTGAAGGAGAGGCTGGGAAAGTTTGAGGGAATGGATTTAGATAGCTGGAAATTTTATCCTTTTGAGAGGTCATGTGATTTTCATGATGTTATTCGCCCTGATGACATAAATATTATTGATTATCTGGAAATTGGGGACTCATTTTACATGGTGGCTAATCAGATAGCTGAGATTCACCGCAGTCTTAGCAAGGGAATTGCTATCATTGCTCTCCAGAAAGATAGAGGGCGAGATTATGGGCGGGGAGCTAGTTTTTCGCTGGAAAAGCCAAGGCTTTACCTATCTATTGACCCTGGGCGGATTAAGATAGTTAAGGCTAAGAATTGGCGGACAGAAGAAAACCCTAATGGACTGATAAGATACTTCAAGATAATCCAGGGGGCAAAGTTTATTCCTGATGGCGATTGGCATAAAGATGGCGATGACCCCTTTAGAGATAATCAGTATAAAAAAACATGGAGGTAATCATGGCCACAATTATTACTGAAGAGTCAAACATTATTGTTTTTACAGTCAAGCAATTTCCAGATGGACATTATTTAGTGGTGGCAACAGGATTGGAAGAAGGGGAAACAACGGAACGAATAGTCCATTCAATTGAGGACGCAGGTAAAGTAATGCACCAAAAAATGTTGGACGCTTTTTTTAAGCCATTAAAGGAGTCAGTAAATTGAAAGGATATAAAGTAATTATGAAACAGGGGGATGAATTAATTAGTTATGTAGCAAGAAATGAAGCCCAAGTTACATATAAACCAAATGAGTGGATAAAAGCACCCAGGTGGTTAGCTAAGATAAGTTATCATTTAACCTTTTTTAAAGACTTGAAATTTGCCGAAAAATTTTTAGAGGAAAATTCAAATGGAAAAACTGAGGAAAACAGTGAAGTGTGGAGGTGTGAAGTCAGGGGTGTATTAGAGGTATTGCCTCCCTTTTGTTTTCCTGTAAATGATGATTGGAGAGCATTAGCTAGATGGGAAGTTCCTTGGCCAATGGGCACATTTATGGCTAAAGAAATAAAGCTGATTAAAAAAGTAATACCAAAGGAAGAAGAATGAAAGAAGCACAAAAAACTCTTGGCAATCCCTTTAAGTTTAATCCACACAAGTTGAAAAAGAAAGAGATGATCTGGCTGATGACCCATAAGTGTAAACATGGGCATACCTACATGGAGCATCCAGCCTGTTATTATCTCGAGCAACCACAGGATAGTCCGGTTCAAGAAAAGATTGGTTTCCTTGATATCGAAAGCACTAATCTTAAGGCATCCTTTGGATATGTAATAAGCTGGTGTATCAAAGAATATCAGGGTAAACTATACGAGGATGTTATTTCACCAAAAGATATTCAGCGAGAAGCAAGGACAAAACTAGATGGAGAAATTGTGATTGATAAGAGAATCCTTAAGAATTTTTATGATACAGTGACCAAGTTTGATAAGATTTTTGTTTATTGGGGCAAGAATCGGCGGCACGATATTCCATTTCTGCGGCATCGTTGCTTGAAAACGGGCATCCCTTTTCCTTTTTATGGAGAGATTATCCTTATTGATATGTATGATTGGACTAAGAGTTTCTTGTCGCTTCATTCTTATAAGCTGGAAGTGGTATGTAAAGAGTTTGATATTCCAGCTAAGGGGCATCCATTGACGGGGCAGATATGGATTAAGGCTAATGCGGGCAACAAGAAAGCATTGCAATATATTCTTGAACATAATAGAGAGGATGTCATTTGTTTAGAGTCTCTCTATGAGATGCTAGAACCTTTTGCTCGAAGACAAAGGACTTCGATATAGGAAAAGAAAATGAACGATTTTGTTTTATTGTTGCTAGTTTTAGGGGTGTTCACGGGGGCGTGTGGTATTACATTAGGAATTGCCTATCTATTTTCATATTTGTGTGCCTGGGCATGGAATGATGATGAGAAAGACGCTTATTTAACAGCTGGTTATTTGGTTGCAATAATATTTTGGTTAATTATTATTATTTTAGTGGCTAAAGGAAGTAGATAAAATGCCTTATATTAAAAAAGAACGCCGAGAAATTCTTAATTCTAAAACTCAGTTTCCTGAAATCAGGACACCTGGGGAACTTAATTATATGATTGTTCGGTTAATATGTTTTTACTTGACACAGAAGCCTAGATTATGCTATACTGATTATAATGAAGTTATCGGGGTGCTTGAATGCGTAAAGCAAGAATTTTTCAGGCGGCGGATAAATCCTTACGAGGAAGAAAAGAGAAAACTCAATGGGGAGGTTTTCTTTGAAAAATAAAAAGTTAGATACAGAAATACAAAGAAAGAGACAGAAGTTATTAGAGTTGCAAGCATTGGGTTATTCTGAAATTGGTGAATTTATGGATGGAGATGTAAAAGAAACTACAATCAATTTTCCTCTTAGCAATAAATATGAAGTCTGGATTCCAAACAATGAAAAGGAGGATAGAATGGAATTTAAAGACGAAATTAATTGGGATTATTATGGAAGCATTAAAAGGATTGATGGGCAATTTTTTCTGCGGTTAGGTTGCAAATACCATATTTGTAAAGACTTAAGAGAAGTTGCCCAAAGAATCAGAGCTGCCTTAGAAAAAGAGTATTCTAAAAAGAAAAAATGAAATTAAAGATTTATTTGGCGGGCGATATTTTTAAAGAAGACCGCTGGCGACTTAAGGAGAAAAGAAAATGAGAACCCAAAAGACAATTAAAGAGATTCTAAAGACAGAGTTTAGTGAAAGATTTGTTGGTTTAATGAAAAACAGAATGGTAACTTCTTATTATAAATACGGCTCTTTAAAAGATAATGCTAGGAAAGAACTAGGCTTTAATCCTATTAAAGATTTAGAAAAACGATTAGAATTGTATAAAGAAACAGGAAATACCGAGTGGTTAGTAGATGTGGCTAATTTCGCAATGATTGAATTTATGTATCCTATTCATGAAAAGGCTCATTTTAGACCCACTGACTCTAGTGAAAGTCCTGGAGTTTCAGGGTTAACTGTTAGAGAGATAGAAAAATTAAATAAGGAGAACTTTGAAAAAAATGAGGCTTAAAATCTATTTGGCGGGCGATATTTCTAAAAAAAATCGTTGGCGTTTTAAAGTAATTAATGCTCTTGAAGGATTGCCGATAGAATGGTTGTCTCCGGTAGATGAGGCTGATTATTGTTATTCTCAACTTAAAAAGAGATATGAAGAAAATCAATTTTTTGTATTCGCCGACTACATGAAAATTGATAAGGCAGACATTGTTTTTGCTTATCTTCGCCGATGCGATAGTCGGCACTCAGGGACATCGGCCGAGATTGGATATGCTAGGGCAAAGGGAAAGTTTATAATCTATGTTAACGATATGCCTAAGACTGAGGCGTATTTGTATGAGTTTATTCAAAGGACGGCTGATATAGCGTTTACTAGATTAAGGGATGGGATTGAGTTTCTTAAAGATTTTGTGGCTGAAATGAATTATTTACCCGTGTCTAACGGTTAGACAAATGAAGTTATTAAATGAAGGGTGGTTATCGTTTAATAATGAGGCAGGTTATTTAATGATTGTTAAATAGGAGAAGCAAAGAAATGAAAAAGCAAATTTGTTGGAATTGCCTTTATTGGCGTCAAATTCCTAATCATTCGTGGGGTGATTGGGGAACTTGTAGTCATGAAGATGTAAATGATTGCATTGCTTTTCGGTGGCTTCCTTATGAGGATTATGCGGATGATGAATTAATGTTTAATGGAAATTTTGGATGTCGCTGGTTTAAGGAGAAAAAATGAAAGTAAGAGAGCCAGAATGTAAAGCGTGCAGAGAACATTATGAAAAATATCCACTAGTTGAGATTGAAGATGTTTTAAAAGGGGGAACAAAGTTAGTTCATAGATATAATGATTGGCATTCTTCTAGCCCGAAAGAATGTGCTTTTGTTAATGGTGTTTTTACTCCTGATAATTGGGGATGCCAAACAATGATACGATTAAGAGCGTTATGTGGCGAATGGGAAGAAGATTTTATACCTGAGTGGGCAAGATATTGGTGTCGTAGTGATTTATACAATGGGAGTATTGGCGTTTTATGGCTACCAGAAGATAGTCCTCAACGAGGATACTTGGTTATGAATTGGTATAAATCTAGAGGCCGGACAGATAAGGCGTATATTATGGTAGATGATAGTAAACCACCAGAATTATTGACTTTAGAAACCGCCGAATTTGCTTTAGATTATTATACCAAAGAATACGATATTAATTGGGAGAAAACATGAAAATCGAAAATCTATTAATGCTTCAGGATAACATTAACGAAAAGGCCATGGAATTATTAATCGCTAAGAATACTGATTACGCCTTCAGTGAGAATGTATATTACAATTTCAATAAGCTGGCTGAGTTATGCAAGATGTTCGATGTAGATGTTACTGAGCCAATCGGGGTGATAAAATTTTTCATTCTTCATAAACTTTTAAGATTGATGAAATTGTCTGCCCCGAATATTCAGCCAAAGAATGAGTCACTGATTGACACTGATGTGGATTTAAGAAATTATGTGGACTTATTAATCGGAAAATTAAAGGAGAATTTCGAAGAAAATGAGGGGACAGAAAAATGAAGTCAGAAGACATTGAATTAAAGGTGTTTGTTAATGAATGGGTAAAAAGAATAGTTGACAATACATGGGCATTTCCTGAGCCAATGAAACGATATTGGTATTCAAAGTTTGAGGTTTGGTTATTCCAAATGTTAAAAGAATTTTTAAAATATTTAAAGGAGATTAAAATTGGAGAAAAAAGAGAAAAATAAAATCAAGATTATCAGGAAATTAATGGGGGTTTAAAATGTGTCAGACGCAAGCTGATTTTTATAGTCGCAAATGCTGGTTTTGTGGTAAGGTTTTTACAACGGACAATCCTTACATTAGGTATTGTTCTAATAGTTGTCGCCGCAGACATTTGTCTTCCCCCGAAGCTCGTCGAGAAATGTTATTTCCAATACAAAGAAAGGAGAAAAGATGAAAAGATACAAAGTATTAAATGGAGAGCCGACAACTTATGGTTATGGCAAAGCTTATTGGTCTTTTTGTTGTGATTGTAAGTTGGCTCATCTTGTTTTCTTTGAGAAAAACAAAAAGGACGAACTTGTTTATACAGCTTATCGAGATGACTGGGAAACTCAAAAGGCTAGAGAAAGAATGAGTGATGAGGAATTAGATGGTCTTATTAAGATATTGCAGGCTGAAAAACGACGGAGAAAGAAAAAAGGAGATAAAAATGCGTGAACTTAGGTTGTTTTATTTTGAGATTGATTTAGAGCCAATGAGAAGTCTTTTAGTTGTGGCTAGAGATGAAGATGAGGCTTACGAAAAGCTAGAAGAATATGCAAAAGGTATGTCCAAATATAACGATGTTAGTGCTGAAGTAGGGAAATGGGAAGAGATTAAAGAAAAACTAAACAAAGAAGAAGTTGTGGAGATTTTCTAAAAGGAAAAATGGTGAACGAAAAAAGTAAACGCAAAAAGGGACTTAATTTCCAGAAATGGATAACTGATTGGCTGACCGAGAGAGGTTGGGTTGTCCATAATGAGACACCTTCAGCTAAGTCAATTTATACAAAAAAAGGCATGACTTGGGTTAGCAAAAAGACGGATATTTTTAACTGTATTGATTTAATTGCCAAGAAAGAGTATCGGACACTCTGGATACAGGCGACTTTGGATTCAGGTATAGGGCGGAAGGTAGAGAAGTTAAAAAAAGTGCCATGGAATATTCATGATGAGGTGCTTATCTTTCAGAAGATTAGTCGAGATGAGGCAGTTATCAAAAAATATTCTATTGTAAGACAAGAGGTGGATGAAGTAGGAAGAATTAAGAGAAGGAAATTTTACCCCATTGAAGGGGAGTATGAGATATAAGAGGTTTAAATATAAAGGAGATTGATATGGGATTTTTTCAAGTAAAGTATTGGGTTTTATATTGTGATAACTGCGGATTGGTTTTAGAGGAGGAAGTATCAAAACCCAAGAGAGAAGCAGTTAAAGAGTTAATTGAGGCGGCTATCGGTAAATATGATTGGGTTTATGAAAATGGAAAATGGTATTGTGATGAATGTTGGGAAGAGTTAAAATGAACTGCATCTATTGTGGAAAAGAAGTGAAAGGAAACATAAGAAAAGATTGTGATATAATTTGTGGGCATTGTGTCATGAGATTAGTTAAGTATATTCAGGGTCTAGAGAGAGAATTCAAAACTGAAATAAAGAACAAGAAACAGGCTTTAACATTAGAGCAAAAACGCTATGAGAGCCTCGCTGAGAAGCAGAAAAAGGCTTCTAAAGGGTTTACCCTTAGTTTGGGTAATAACTCGTCTCTACGGGCGTCTCAGGGCGTTCTAGAGGGTAATTTTGAGGGGGTCAGTGACTCTAAAAAGTGGTGGAAAGCATGGAAAGGGATTGATAGGAATAGACTGCCCGTTTCTTGGAATGATTTATTGAGGAAGGTGTAAGATGAATAAACGGCGATTAAAATTCTTTGATATAACACCAGAACTTCTTATTGACATTATTAAACAGTGCTTTGAAACCAACTTACCAGAAGATACTGAAATAAGACATTTGATATTACCATATTCTTTATTTGTCAATGATGAGCAAAATAATCCTTTAATTTTAAGGCTTGTTGTATATTCTAAGGAATTTCCTGTCTTAGAGGAAGGTTGTAGTATTCCTAAATTTACTCCTATTTTTAAAAAGAAATCGGAAAAATGAGCACAGAAGAAAAAGACGAATACATGATTACTTTTGAGGCTTTAATGAATGCCCGCAAAGCGTTTGAAGAAACACTAAGAGAATATAGTTATGATTCAGCCTATTGGGATATCAAGTTTATTGCTTATCTTGTGGACGAAAGCTTTAAGCAAAGATTAAGCAAGATTGAATATGAGTCAGAATTAAAAAAGGAGGGTTAAAATGGAAAGATACCCAGAAGATAGAGTCTTTTATATTGAGGCAACAATAGGGGGAAAATTCAAGAGTTTTCTAGTATTAGCCAGAAATAGAGAAGAAGCCCTCTCACTTTTGGAAGATTATAGCAGGGAAGCATGGGATAACCTGGTGACAATAGTTGATATGGGACGATGGGAAGGTGTGCCTGGAGTAAAAGAAGGATTAGAGAATGATGGAATAGTTGTTGCTTTTGATGAGCTAGATATAATGGACGAGGAAGAACTCAATAAGACCAATGCCGAAAGTAAGAAAGACTGACAGATTTCTTATTGGCGATTTCTTAAGCCAATTCAAGGGTGTTAAGGTATATCGAAAGACTGATGACGGTTATACTAATGATGGCTGGTATATTCATTGGAATCATGTTTATAATCGAGTAGGGATTGCCCCATTTTTCGATTGGAACGGGCAAATGCACTGGAAAAGAACTCAATCTGCTCATAATAAAAGGAAGGGTAAATATATGGTGGTTTATTTTCCTATTGAGTATGTTAATGAAATAATCGAGGCAATAAGAGTAGTGGCTAATGACCCTGATAATATTCCACAGGATGACGATGTGGAATATGGGAAAGACATAAAGGAGTTACTTTAACTAATACCCCGTCACAGGATTGCGAGCAAAGCTAATCATTCTATTTCTTTTCTTGTTTAGTTCCTCTAATTCTGCTACCTTCTTTCTTCTGCCAAAGAATTTATAATACTTGCTCAGCATATCAAGTAAATCCACGGTAAAAGAATTGGGGTAATTGATTATCTCGGCCTTTAACTCAGTCATTGAACGATGGATATATATCTCGCCATTGAACATTGGATTGATTAGAGCCTTGATGTCTATATTCTTGGCATCCTTGGTAACATTGGCTTCCATGGGAGAAATCGGGAGATAGACTCCCTTTTCTCTTGCGGCCTCTAAGATGTCCTTTCGTATATATTCTTGAGCGGCGATTGTTTCTATCTTCCAATGAACAACATTGCATTCTTTGTGAGCCTTGAATATCTCGTCTATAAAGACAGAGGGCGTTTTAAGCTGTTTAGCCAATGTATAACGAACAAATTTTTTAATAGAGTTTTTAGGCTGGCCAGCGACTAGGATGGCATTCCTTGAGCTTCTCTTGGTAAGTTTCTTCTCAGTAAATCCCCCAGGGTCAATAAGTCCATACCAAAGAATAGAGCCGACATCGAACTCCTCTTTATCATCATCACAAATTATTATATCACGCCCATTTTCATCCTTTTCAAAATGATAATACCTTATCCAATCGGCCTCGAAAGCATTAAACCCTTCACTGCTTTGAGGCATATTCATGTGTTGACACCAGAAGATAACCTGTCGTTCAGGATTAGATTTCATTTCTTTGTAAATAGAGGTGGGAAAGAGAGGGAAATTACTCTCATTTTCTTCAACTGTGGGATTGTTAATATAGACAATATTGGATTGTCGTCTTTTTTGACTCAATTCTTCTGCCTTAAGACAGGGGACTATCTTCCATTGATATTCTGGATACTTTTCTTGGATATAACAAAAGAAATCACCCATCGCCCAATGAGTCCCCACTATCTTAATACGACTACCATTAGCATCAGTCCAATCAGGATTCTCTAAAAGCTCATTAACATTATCAAACCAACGGATAGCATCGTCTAGGATAGATGGCGATTCAATGGCTCTTTCTCCAACAAGGTCATCTATATGGATTATATTGTAGTGGCCTGATTGTGCCGCCCCGCCTACACCAATAGCCTGAATGGATGGCTCAGCATAAATACCTCGACAAGGTAAATCCATGGCCGTCTTAGACCAGCGATTCTTTTTAGTCCATTCTTCTGTAACTTTTGCCAATCTATCATAATAAACTTTTCTCAGTAATTCATTATAGAGTAGTTGCTTCTGCATCCATTCCATAAAGTTGGTAACTAATCGTTCGTTTTCTGAGGCCACAAGTTGACGGACTTCAGGATTCTGGAGATATTCCCAGACAACATTCCATCTAGTAAAGACTGTGCTTTTAAACCACGCCCTAGGCATAGCTATGCCGATACGCTTGTTAAGGGGATTCTGGATAAAATCACAGACAGGCTTGTGAATCTCTTTAGATATATCGCCGCCAGCTTTAGGGACAGAGCCGCCGATTATTTTGACAAAATGATAAAAAGAGGAATCACAAAGCTTGCGTAGGAAGGCAATAGAGTATTTCATGGTTAATCATCTTAAGGACATTAACATCAGTTAACCTGTAATTGAAAGTTAACCACTTTCTTTACCAAGCAGTTCTTCCAAGTATTTCTCTTCTTCTGGTGTAAGTTCTGGCTCTTTCTTTTCAGCTTTTTCTTTCTTTTCTTTAGTAGTCTGCTTTTCGGGCTGGAGAATACCTAACATACGACTGATAATTTTAATGGCTTCATTCTTATCTCGATTGCTAGCATCAGGGTCGTCTCGAATGGCCATAGCGACTTGTAAATTTTTTTCCCATTGGTCAGAATGTTTCGCTCGCCATTCGGCTAATGCTTCTTTTAAAACTTTCTGTTTCAGTTTTTCCATTGATTTTGACATAGCGTTTCACTTCTCCTGTGGGCTGAAAATAAAGTAAGTATAAACCATGAAACCCCTCTTGTTTAAGGATACGATAATACTTTATATCGGACTGAGAAAACCTGAAAATAAAATGATGATTATGTATAATAACTATAAGGTCAGAGATTTTATAACCATCTTTGGCTAGAATCTCTTTGAGGTAATAAATCGGGATGATAATCTTAGTGTCTAACCGATTAGACAAACTATATAATTTACCATCCCAAGTTTGGAGCAATAATACCTCGTAAGGTTCTCTAAACAATTCTTTATAAAGGTCGGCTTTAGACCCATAAATGACTATATCTTCAGGAGAAAGATTAAGGTGGCCAGGTATGATAAATATGACAAATATAATAATGGCCACCAAAACCCTTCTCATCTTATTATCCAAATAAAAAATGCCTTAAGAGCAAAGTGACAATAGTTACAACTAAGGCTACTGTTCCCCCAATAGCTCCAACTTTAACCTGAACGCCCGTCATTCTATTTTCTAGCTTTTCTAAACGATATTTAATTTCCTGTTGCCCCTGCTTAAATTCTTCTTTCATTTCTTTTTGGGCTTCTCCTATATCTTCTAATGCTCGTTTAACATATCCTCGCCATTCAGCAGTTTTCATTTTGAAGTCACTGTTTATCTCTCCCATTCTGTCCTCCTGAAAAGGATTGATTCTCCATGATGTATCCTAATTGTGGGGACACTGTCCCCTCAAAATTTCAGATTCAGTCCAACATAAGGTTTGGAGTTTATAAAATCATATCCAGCAACCAGATTAAGAGAGTAAGTCTTTACCTCTAGTGTCTTATATTTAAGACTCAAGCCAATTAGATAATCATCTATTTGTCTATCTTTAACTTTTACTCCTATCTCTGAACCAAGATAAATTTTCCATACTCGAATATAATCCAGCGAAAGACAGTGATAAACCTTGTTGCTAGCCACCAATGAATACCCAAGCCTAAAATCAAAAGCCACAATCGGTGGCTTCCATTCAGTTATAGAAATCTCAGTTTTGTTATCTGCTATTGTATAAAAATTGTCTTTTTTATCTACCACAAGTATGGTCTTTATCTCTTGGCCTTCAGGTGTTTCGGTCTTTATTTCAATTGTTCTCTTTACCGTCTTAGGATGAATAGGCAATTTCTTCTTCTCTATTGGTGGTTTATCTGGAGTAATGGGAGTCTTAATGACGGGCGGCCTATAAGTTTTTTCTTTGATAGGCTTGGCTTTATTTGCATTATACTGCTCATATGAACGGTCATTATTGCACTGTTGGATATAAATTACCCCCCAGATTAAGGCCAATACCAAAATAAGACCTAGTCCTGCCCGCAAAACATTGCTAATGGCAGTTAAAGTCTCAGTAAATCTACTCATTGCTTAAATCATTTTGCAAAATTTAATCATCTGAGTTAAAAATATCTCTTTAAATTAAAACTTAGTCCCCAACTTGGGACTAAGTCGGGACTAAGTATTTTGTTCACTTTTTTGAACGACCATCCATTTCATTGGAATATTTATCTTGTTTCTGGATAAGGCGTTTAGTAATATAAGTCCCAAAAGCAATCGTCAATTGAGTGGCAAAAGCAAGGAAGGGGGCGTCGGGATAAAAAGTTGCCCATATATACGCCCCCACCATAGCAAAGAGATAGATAAGCAAAGCAAGTGGGCTAGGGATATTTATTCTCATTGCGTTCTAATCCCTAAAATAGCCTCAGCATGATTTAAGCCTTTCTGTCGGCGTCTAATATATTTCATGACTTGAGATGTTCCAGGAATACCTAACAATCTTCCGACAGTTTCAAAATCATTTTTGTTAAATTTTCTTAAGTCTGGTTCAGAAATCATCTTTGTTAAAAGCCTTAAAGCTCCTTCAATGGCTTGTAATGAGGCTGGCCATGCTATTCTGTATGGTCTAGACCATCTAATAGCACCACCGATAATAGGTAATTGCTCCATCATTTCTTTAAAACCAGCACCAACAATTTGAGCTGGTGCTTTACCTTCTTCAATAGCTCGATAGATTTCCCATTCTGGCGATGGATATGGCGACCTTAATCTAAAAACCTTCTCAAATAAAGCATTAATCAAGGCAGTAGATAATACCAATCTAGCTATTTGGACAGCTTTTTCACCCGTTGGTTTTGGACTCTTAAAAACATCCTTGGCTAAAAAGTTCCATTCATTAATAACAAATGTCTGAAAGATTGTTCCTAGCTTACCCATTGGTGTCCGCTGAATCATAGCTATGTCACTAGGGGCAGCAGAGGCCTGAGTTTTAACAAC